AGTGGTTCTCGCCGCCCGCTGTGTTGATCGTGGTCGAAACTGCGAGCATCGGGCCAACGGCACGCGCCAGCATGATCACGCTGTCAAAAAAACTCGTGGGCACCGGTGAGCCAGTGCTCGACGTCAGGACGTCGCGATTTTCTCTCGCACCGAACTCTGCGGAACGGATCTCGCCACGGGCGAGACTGCGGATCGTGTCGACATCATTCGACGGCTTGACGACCTGTCCGACGGGCCTGATCTGATCCTCGGCACCGACCTGCGACGCACGAACCTCAGCCTCGTGGGCTGACATGCGCTTCAGTTCCTCGATCATCGTCGACCGGCGGGAGAACTCCTCCGTGGTGCGATCGAACGTGACACGCTCGTCGACGGTCATTGCGCGGTCTTCGGTGGCGCAGAGATCGACGATGGCCTTCGCGGCTTCGAGATCCTTCGCCCGTGCTTCATATTGGGCTTTCAAAACGTCCATGACTTGCCTTTCTAGTTGAGTGGGTTGCCGCAGGTGTTGACTAGTGCGGCTCCGCACTCAACCGGTCACGGCTCACGTGGCCCGGCAATAATCGGATGTTACCTCAGGCCTGCATCTCCATCAAGGCTAGGAGCTGCTTCGCGACGATCAGCGAATTGTCAGGCTTGACGTCTTTCGGTGCGAGCTGGTCGACGACACCGCGAATGAGATCCGCTTGCGCCGCATCCAACTCCTCACCCGACTCCAACGTCACCAGTGCCGCCGCGAGGGTCACCTCGTCGACTGCGACCCGCGCCGCGAGTTTCCGCACCGATGCGGTCGTCGCCGCGTAGGCCGGCTGGCCCGTGACCACTGACACCTCGTGCAACCGGACCTCGGTCAGGGTGCGACGTGCACCATCCGCCGACCAAGTGTCGCCACCGCGTGGCACGGAGAACCCGAACGACATCGAGTCGACGATCCGCTGCTCGAGAAGGATCGACATGTTCCGTCCGTCGGTCGTCATCGGCAGATCCGCCTCCGCGAGGAGGCCCTTCGAGTCTTCCTGCAACCGCAGCGTCCCCGACCGCGTCGACGCGAGGAGCTGCGAATCGTTGTGGTTGACGTACATCCTGATGTTATTCCGGCTCTTCAACGTGCGGGCGAACGCCCCGCGCTGGATACGCTCGATGAATGGCAGCGGCTCCGAGTCGGAATCGAACACGGCCGCGTATCCCTTGAACGTCATCTTGTCGCCGACGGCCCTGATTTCCATATCGTCGACGAAGTGTGCGCGTGTCTCCATGACTGTTGTCGCCTTCCTCGTGGCCGGCGGAAGTTCGCCGACGTTGACCGCTGTAATCCCGAGCGCCCGATACATCCGGCGCATAGACGCATTGTTCTCGATCGCGAGGACGACGTCGTACTCCTCTAGGAGCCGCTGCGCCGTCTCACGCTTGAAGTTGAGGGTGTCGGACGTCGGACCCGGGTTCATGATCAGTTCCTCATAGTCGACACCCGCAGCGGCGAGCGCCCGGATCGTTGCCGCCCGCTGGTCCTCGTTGCGGCCCGTCACGATGTAGACGTCTTCCTCCGTCTCCTGGAGGAATGCGACCGTCTCCGCGATCGGGGTGTCCCCGTTAAGGATGGTCCCGTCAATGTCACTGATGATGATCGGTTCCCCGCCAATAATCCGGCTGCTCATCTCGCCCTCTCGTATCAGTTCCGCTTGACGGTCGAACCATGCACGAGCTGGATCAGGATCAAGAGGATCAATGCCCCATAAATAATGCGCCACAGCACCCGGTCCCGGAAAGTTGTCGTCACCTGCATCATTATTCTGTGGAGCGTCCAGATCGACCTCATGACGTGCCGCCCACGCCGACGTGCGCAGCACCTTGTCGTCACTGATCTGACCGTCAGCCATCAGCCGGGCATCCCGCACAGTGCCGGCCGTCACGCCATCACCCGCCTCGCCAGCCTCGAACAGTTCGACGCCACGGCTCGCAGCGTCCCGAATGTAGGCAGGGATCTCGCCCGTGATCCGCTTCCCGCGATCGCCTCGCGTTGACCGGGGGTGATCCTCGGGGAGCAGATCGTTGTCTGTGACGTAGTTCGGGTTCTCGGGAGCGCCTGTCCGCAGGAGGAACAGGTACGCGTTCACCCTCGCCATAGACCACTGCGCCCGACCGATGCCAGGACGATGACTCGTCGAGTAGGCACCGGAGCCGCGACGGTACACGGCCGCGAGCTGCCCATATGTTGCCCGCGTCCACGCCGGCCGATCCCGCTCCTTCATCGCGTCGTTGTGCTCAGTGACCTTGTTCCGCAGCGCGGTCTCTGTTGCCGGACTGATCGCGATATCGCCACCCGCACCCGACGCCGACCCCGGCTCATTCGTGTCCGACCCGGTGATCTGATCGCTCGGGGGTGCTGGCGCACGCAACTCGCCACCCGGCTCCATGTCCTCCGCGAGGGACAACGCGACCATCTGGTCGACCGCGCCCTGCTTCAAGTCGTGGCAGGCGATCACCTCACCGTCAGCCTTCACAACCGCCCACGCGGGGCAGTCCGTCGCGTCAGAAATAAAGTACGGCATGAGGCCCGCTCACGGATACACGCTCGCCGGATCGGCCGGATTGATCGACGCGACCGACTGGAGCGACGTCACCGGAATCCCAGTGTGTGCGATCGCCGGCATGTTGAGAGCCTTCAACGCCTCGGCAGGATCGAACCCGGCCATAATCAACCGCGTCAACATCTGTGTCTTGCGATCGGTTTCGACAATGTTCGCGGCTGCGAGGTTCACGTTCGACAACGGCACCCGATACTCGTCACCGCCGTCAGCGGGAGGCATATCTTCGAGCCGGTGGATGTCGTTGACGGAGAGAAACCCAGCGAGCTGCCCAGTCGAGTACGCCGCGAACCTCGTCTGAATATCGCCCCGCAGGATCGCGTCCAAATTGAACTTCACGAACGCCGGACCCGGCAGCAACGTCGACAACGCCGTCTCGAACTTGGAGATGATCGGCCGGAGCGTGTACTGCGCGAACTGGATCGCATTCTGCTCCACCGATGCGTACGACATCGCACCCGGAGTCGCGACCTGGAGAAGATGCAACGGGCATCGGAAGATCCGGGCGATCTCCTCCACCGAGAACTGGCGAGACTCAAGCATTTGCGCCTCGTTCGGGTCGACACCCGTCTTCACGAACTTCGCCCCACCGAACAGCACGCCAGGACGATGCGCCCGACGCAGACCCTTATGGCCTTCCTCGAACCCGTCTGCGAGATCCTTCGCCTGCTCCTTCGTCAGATTCCCCGGCCACTCGATCAACCCTTGAGTCGTCGACCCCTGCCCGAAGAACCTCGCAGAGAACTCCTCAAGAGCAGACGCCAGCCCCAACATCTGCTTCACTTCCTCGATCCGGGACACGCCACGCAGCGCACCCGGCCGCCGCAGCTCCGTAATGTGCAGCACCTCCGCAGCGGTGAGAACCGCACCGGCCGCACCCTCGATCGCATACTCCACCTCGCGGGTCGCCGGATTGCGGCGCACCTCAACCCGAGTGGGATCGAGCACCGTGAGGCTCGTGACCTCACCGGCCCGGCCCCTGAAGATCCGGATGAACACGTTCCCGTCGAGGAGGAGGCTGACCATCGCCTGCTGTAAAAAATCTTCCCGAGCCATCCCGATATCGGGACGCTCAACCCAGATCGGCTTCGGCCGGAACACGAGCCGAGCACCGCCCTCACGGTAGAACGTGTCAACCGGCAGCGTCGAGATCGTGTCCGCGAGGAGACGCACGCAGGCGTACACGGTGCCGATCTTCAGCGACGTGTCGTACGTGACAACAGTGCCCGCGTACGTCTCGCGGGCGAGGTTGCCGCCACTGGCGAAGATCGTTTGGAACGATACGGCCCGCTCTTCACGCGGTCGAAGGAGGCTACCCAGCATCAATACGCTCCAAAGTGACGCCGACGAGGACGCCCGTCAGTCCGAGCGCAACGAAACCCGCCGGAATACTCCACACGAACACGCCCACATTCACGAGGAACAGGCCCGCGCCCTGCACAATCACAGCCACGATTCGCCTCCTCATGTCGCCCAATATCCCGGCGCTACCAATTCTTGCACAAGATTCGACCGCGACGTCGCCCGATCGAACGCAATAACCGCCGCGACCGCAGCGT